CAATGGGAACTTAGTTATAGACTAGGCATGAGGCCATGGATTTGTGTTGCATACTCAGCTCCAGTCTCAGCAGCCTTCGCAGTCTTCTTGGTTTATCCGTTCGGACAAGGAAGTTTCTCTGACGGTATGCCGTTGGGGATATCAGGGACGTTCAACTTTATGTTTGTCTTTCAAGCGGAACATAATATCCTTATGCATCCTTTCCATATGTTGGGAGTTGCGGGGATGTTTGGTGGCGCTCTCTTCGCTGCTATGCATGGTTCCTTGGTTACGTCTTCGTTAATACGTGAGACTACAGAGAATGAATCTCAAAACTATGGATACAAATTCGGCCAAGAGGAAGAGACGTATAACATTGTTGCGGCTCACGGCTACTTTGGTAGACTTATCTTCCAATACGCTAGTTTTAATAATAGTCGTAGCCTTCATTTCTTCCTTGCTGTTTTCCCAGTCGTTTGCATATGGCTCACCTCTATGGGAGTCAGCACTATGGCTTTTAACCTTA